AATTGCTGTGATTCATTCTTCTGATTCTTTTTGTAGATATATTCCTGGAATTTCATTCAAAGACTAATTTGTTTTTGTATACTTTATCTATATATCTTTGAATGTTAGGACAGGTTGGGTTGTACTTAGATACCCTAGAACCAAACTCCGTAATGGTTTTATACGGATTGTTAAAATGGTTCTTGCTATATAGACAAAAAAAGAGGGACCGAAGTCCCTCTTTGGTATTATTCTCCCTAAGGCTTAAGATTAAGCGATAGTTGAAGAAGTAGTTACCTGATCCCAGAATGAACCGTTAAGGTCTTTCAAGTTCACCAAGAAAGTGAAGTATTGAGTTTGTGGGTGGAAACCAGCTTCTACAAGAGCGTAGCGAGATTTAACCGCGATCTTAGGAGCCATAGTACCTTCAGCAATAGTCTGGATAGACTCAGCCATCAAGTAAGGCATGAATTTAAGACCTGGTTCTTCATCAGCACCTTTTCTACCAACAAGTACGCGAGTATCTTCGTATTTCATGTTAGGATCTACATAGATAGTCATACCTGCGATTGTTCCAAGTGGATAAAGAGCACCATTGTTTTGGTTGATGGTGTTAGCCAATGGATAGAAAGTGAACTGAGCTGAATCTTGAAGTGCAGTAGCGATTTGGAGGTTAGTAACCACGAAGTTACCAGGACCACGACGACCACGTTGTGCAACTACGTTAGCAGCAGCAAGAACCTTAGATTGGATTCTTCTTTGGAATGTACCTTGGTTTTCAAAAGTTGTAGCTGATGAAGAACCGTAAACTTGTACATCTGGACAAGGAATAGTTACCAATGTATTTTCTTTACCGATGAAACGAGCATTACCAGTTGAAGTCTGATCTACAAGAGAAAGGTTAAGGTTAACACCGTCTACAGTATAGAAATCAGAGTGGTTTTGCCATCCTAATGCGAATCCGCGAGAAAGGATGTGTTTGTTGATTGATTGAGAGATTTCGTTAACCAACGCGTTTTCCATCATCGATACTACATCGATTCCGTACTGACGGTTAAGGTCTTGAATTTGCTCAGTTGTTACAGTTGCAGCAACTTGGAAAGTCTCAGCTTCAACGAATTTCGTGAATGCTTGAAGACCCATAGTTCTGTACTGTGTAGTTTCACCAACACCACGGCGCATAGGCTCGTAAGGAGTAAGACCGTTAGTAGCATCACCAGAGAATGCGTCGTTGTCAAGAGGACCAGAACCAGCGAAGCCAGCAACGTGATCTTCAAGAGCGCGAACCAATTCAGCTGAACCAGTGATATCGCCAGCAGCACCTACGATTGTAAGAGTACCAGTTGTGTAAGATGAAGGGTTTGTAAGAGCGTTAGGGCTTACAGAAGCAGCGCTATAAAGAGTACCAGCACCGTCCAATACATCAGCAAGAGTGATAGATTGAGTGTTAGCAGGAATAGCGTTGTAAGTGATAGCACCAGAAGTGGTAGCAGTAACACCTGTAGATTCACCTAAGATGCGGAAGATTTGACCACCGTCGATACGAGATTTACCAACGTATGCAGTAAGTAATCCATCAACACCAGCACCTACAGCAGCAGCAGTGAATACGTATCCGTCACCAGCAGCAGCAGTTGCAAGATCAGCAAGAGCAGTAGCTCCAAGACCTGAACGAGAAACTTTGAACACTAAGAATTTATCAGTGAACGAATTGTTTCCAGTAAGACCGTTTTGACCTTTAATACCAGGAGCGTTTACGTCGCGACCACCAGCGTATACATAGTCTAAGTATGTAAGAACGCCTGCAGGACCGTTCATAGGAATTACAGGAACGATGTCGAAACCAACAGTTCTAGCAGCAACTTGGATAGCAAGTGGAAGAAGTGATGGGAATTTATCACCTGAACCAAGAGCGTTAGCACTGTAGAAGCTACCAGCACCACCAGCAACTGTAGAAGCTGGAGCTACGTTACCCATACCTGGGGTGTTAAGAAGAGATGCTTGTGGGTAAGCAAAACCTTCGTTTAATGAATGGTAGTGAGCGTATTTACTCATCCATCCTAATTTGTTTGAGTCCTTGATACCCGTTTTTTCCTCAAGAATAGGGGCCCAAGTCTCAAATACTTGTGATTCGTTTAACAAGTTCATTTTGAGTTTTTGTTTTTTTAACGTTTGTTGAATCTGTTTAAGCCTTCAGCGATACTCTTAATGTGGTCAGTAGAGTAGCCTAACGGATTTGCATCAGTTTTAGCTGTTTCAACTCTTTTTGATTCATTAAGGCTTTCGATGATTGCTTGATCAGTTTTTCCAAGACCTCTTGTTTGCCAGAAGTTATTGATTTGATATGGTGTTTCCAAATTGTAAAGTCTAGCTTGACGAGAAATACGATCTTTAACTTCAGCAGTTGCACTTTCCCATACAGGTAAGTATTCAACTGGCATGTCAGTTAACCATTTCTCATTTACTTCAACTTCAGCAAGTGCAGATTCCCATACTTTGACAATTTGCTCCTCGTTAAAAGAAGGCTTGGCATTTAGTGCGTTTGTGACCCTTTGCTTTTCGGTCTCATTCAATGCAAAGAACTCATTTCTTTTGCTCTCTGCTAAGAATTTTACGAACGGATAACGAGCATCATCGGCTTTTTCTTCTACCTTTTGTTTTTTGATAGATTCCAATACTGCTTCTATTTTACTATCAAGTTCCGTATAACGGGATGATACATTTTCTTTAACAGATGTTGATACAAGATCACCACCTTTATTTTCTGAAACGTCAGATGTTTTACCGTCTGCTTTAGGCATCATGTTTTCGAACATATGCTCAGCATATTCAGTAAGATTTTTGAAGTCTTCTTTTGAAGCAACGTTTTCAGTTAGATATTCGCTGTAACGAATTGAATTGTCAGTGTGCTCTGCGATGTACTCAGCATAAGCAACTGCTTCATTCATTCTGTCAGCGAGGTAATTGCCATACTTGATGTTTTCCTCAAGTTTAGTAGCAACGTACTCATTGTAATTAATAGATTGGTTAAGTTTCTCAGCGATGTAATTGCTGTACTCAAAACCTTTATCCATTTTCTCAGCAACCATTTCACTGTACTGAATACCACGGTCTGCCTTTTCAGCAACGTATTGAGTATAGTCGATTGACTGACCCAATTTCTCACCAAGGTAATTTGAATATGCAAGTGCTTGGTTTTGAGATTCAGACAAGTAATTTGCGTATTGACGAAGATTTGACAATTCTTCTTCAAGTTTAGCAATCTTTTCGTCTTTCTCAACAACAGATGAAATGTTATTCAGTCTTTCGTTGATTTTCTCAATTTCTTCTTTAATGATTAATGAATACTTATTCATTTCTTCAATAGATACAAAATCGTTCTGAGGCATGTTGTCGTTTGTTTTTTCCTTTGATGTATATATCTCAGAAGAATCCATGCTTTCAAAGAAACCAGGGAACTCATTTGTTACATCGTAGATTGATACATTATCATCATCACCGAATCCAAGGCTTTCATTAATCTTGTTTAATCTCGCGTTTTCAAAACCAGGATCAGCTACAAGATCGTAAGTAAAGATACGTTTAATCTGTACTTTTTTGTTTTCTCCAACTACACCAGCGGCTCTCGATGAAATACTAATAGGAACTCCAGTATCAACAAGATTTTTAGCGATTTGTCCACTTGGTGTATCAAGAAGTTTAATGCGACCTACGATTTGGCGTTTCTTAGGATCGTACTTAACGTCTTCAATTAAGTGACTTACTTTTGATAAAGAGATATCAAATTTATCTGGATGATCAAGTTCACCAAGAAGTCTGTTTTCCGCGATTTTCTTTTTCAAATAATCGAGGTGTGGAAGATACTCTTTTTCTTCGTAGATTCTGTGATTGTTGTTTTCTACACCAAATTGTGCAAAAACTCCTTCAAGCACATAGTCGTCGTTCTTCTTGTCTACGGATAGGTTTTCACCTGACCTTTCAAGAATCATTAGATACTGTTTATTGTTTCCCATCTTAATTTTTTATTGTTTTCTTAGATTCATAGTATATATCTTCGTTTAGAAAGACATATTGTATATTTGTTCCGTAACTTATATATCACCAGAGGAAAAAGGTAATTTTATGTCTTTTTCCTTTTCTTTCGGTATTTCCAAACATAATATCCTTGTATTGGTCCTCTTCAGCAATTTTAAGTATATATGATGCAGCTTCTTTATGATCTACTTCAATAATAACCATATCATCTTTTTCGGAAATAATGTAAAGTTCTTCAGGAAAACCGCAGTCTTCCATTAATCTTTCCACCATATCATATAGAAGTGCCATCCTTTACTATATTTATCAAACAACAAAAAGGATAGACATTAAGCCTATCCTTTTAAGTGGGTTCAGAGACGGGTTACTTTAATTACTTAATGTGCAAGTGCACATGTTCAAATTCTTTTTTGTGTTCGTCCATCATTACGTCCATTCTTGTACATAATGCATCAACTGTTTTGTCAATACGACTATCAATATATCGATTTGCATCGTCTATCCTTGTATCAAGTCCACTACACACATCATCTATTTTAAGAATAAGATGTTCGTGATTTCGATTTATTTGATTTGTTAGATAGTCTGAGTGTTTCTCACGTTCATTAAATCTTGTGTCCATATCTCGCCATAGGTTATCATATGTTTCATCGATTCTTCTGTGAATTGCTTC